TCGATCAATTACATCACACTTAATTTTGTGGCTGTAAGATCTGGTGTTGACTTCGAAGAAGTTGTTGGCACGGTTTAAGGAGGTAACGAACAATGGCTATTCTCGGCGTAGATGACTTCAAGTCAAAACTGAGAGGCGGCGGTGCTCGTCCTAACCTCTTTAAGGCTACTATTAATTTTCCTGGTTACGCAAACGGTGATGCAGAATTGACATCATTCTTGTGCGAAACTGCACAGTTACCAGGCTCCACAATGGGACAAATTATTGTACCATTCCGCGGTAGACAATTAAAAATGGCCGGTGATCGTACATTCGATGCATGGACAGTAACAATCATTAATGATACTGACTTTGCAATTCGTGATGCGATGGAAAGATGGATGAACGGTATGAATGCACATAGTGCTAATACTGGTCTTTCATCACCAATTGCATACGAAGCTGATCTCAAGGTTGATCAACTAGATCGTGATGGTGCAGTCATTAAGACTTACACCTTCAGAGGTTCATTCCCTCAAGATCTATCACCAATCGATCTTGCGTATAGTTCAAATGATGAAATCGAAAGATTCCAAGTAACATTTGCTTATCAGTACTTCGAGTCGAACACAACAAGCTAAATAAATAAGGAGAGGCAGTTTTGCTGCCTCTCTTACTATTTTTATAAGGACGTGAAATGGCTGAAGAAGCAGGAAATAGCGAAGGTATCAAACTCTTTGGGTTTGAAATTAAACGCTCAAAAAAGAAGGAAGCTGAAAAGTTACCTTCGATTGTACCGCCTCGTGATGACGAAGGTGGAAGCTATGCAACTGCATCAGGTACACATTATGGTCAATATCTAAATTTAGATGGTGATGATTCGAAAGATAATTACCAATTGATTATGAAATATCGGGGTAATGCAATGCATCCAGAAGTTGATGCTGCTATCGAAGATATTGTTAATGAGTCAATTACTGGTGCTCAAATGGAACAAACGTTAGATCTTAATTTAGACGATGTTAAAGCTCCAGACAGAATTAAAAAAGTTATTAAAGAAGAATTTGATTCGATTTATGCCATGCTTAATTTTAAAGAATTAGGGCATGATATTTTTAGAAGATGGTATGTTGATGGTAGAATCTATCATCATCTTGTTGTGAATGAAGATAATCCAAAAGAAGGTATACAGGAAATACGACCGATTGATGCTGCTAAAATGCGCAAGGTCAAAAAAGTAAAAACTAAAAAAGATCCTATTACCGGTGCTAAAATAGTTGAAAAAACTGAAGAATTTTTTATCTTTCAAGAAAAACCTGGTAGTTCAACATCAGGAATTAAAATGACACCAGATTCAGTTAGTTACGTAACATCTGGTCTATTGACAGAAGATCGTAAGAAAATTGTTTCTTATTTGCATAAAGCGCTAAAGCCGATAAATCAGCTGAGAATGATGGAAGACTCTCTTGTCATTTACCGTCTTGCTCGAGCCCCCGAAAGAAGAATATTCTATATTGATGTAGGCAATATGCCTCGTGGTAAATCAGAAGAATATATGAAAAGTATTATGACTAAGTATCGTAATAAGCTTGTGTACGATGCAGCAACTGGTCAAATTAAAGATGATCGTAAGCATATGTCAATGCTTGAAGATTTTTGGTTGCCGCGACGTGAGGGCGGTAAAGGTACTGAAATTACTACATTACCAGGCGGTGAAAATTTAGGTCAAATTGAAGATATTATTTATTTTCAGAAAAAAGTTTATCGTTCATTAAACGTACCTATTAATAGATTAGAACAAGAACAACAATTTAGTTTAGGTAGAGCTAATGAAGTTAATCGTGATGAGTTAAAATTCCAAAAGTTTATTGATAGAATTAGAATGAGATTTGCTCATCTATTTTATGGTATTTTGAAAAAACAATTAATTATAAAGGGAATCATCACAGAAGAAGATTGGGAAGAATGGAAAAACGATATTACGGTTGATTATATTCGTGATAACCATTTTACTGAACTTCGAGATTCAGAAATTTTGAGAGAAAGACTACAAACCTTAGATCTTCTTTCTAACTATGTTGGTGAATATTATTCTAAGGAGTGGATTCAGAAGAATGTATTAATGCTTTCTGATGAAGATATTGCGAAGATGGCAAAAGAAATTAATGGCGAAGCTGAAGAAGAGCCAGATGAAGAAGAGCAACAGGCACAACCTGCAGCTCAAAAATTTGAATTAAAACCTGTACAAGGAGATGACAGTGAGTGAAGTAGAAACCCAAGAACCTGAGGGCATGGCAACAGCTCAAGAACTTATTCAACAAGCTTTAGATCAAGACTACAATAAAGCAAATAAGACGTTTGGCGACATGATGACTATTAAATTAGATGATTTATTGGATCAAGAAAAAGTCCGATTGGCTGATCAGATTTTTAATGGAGCACCAGATGTGGATAATGAAGAAGACAACGTGGGGGATGAAGATGGTATTGACCAACTTGAGCTTGACCTTGAAGGAGAGGGCGAGTCTGAATCAGAAGAATCGGGAGATGAGGAAGATGACGAAGTCGAAGAAGACGAATCATTAGACGATGTTACTGATGAAGAAGTTGAAGAAATGTTGGATGAAATCGAAAATGAAGAGTAATAAAAGTATAAATAAAGGTTACAAATGAAAACTTTTGGTGAATTACGAGAAAAAATGGGAAAGAGCATGCCGCCTGGTGAGCATGTTTTCGATAAAAAAATTAATAAAACCCATCTTATGATTCATAAAGAAAAGGGCAAATTTGTTACCTATATAGACATGGAAAAGTTAGATACTTATCCATCTCTTGGTATGGCTAAAAAAGCTGGTACGGAATTTATAAAGGTATCTAAAAAATGAAACTGATTGCTGAATACAACGAAGATCATCTTGAGGTCTTGACTGAAGCTAAAGCTGATGGTGGAAAAAAATATTCCATCGAAGGTGTATTCATGCAAGCAGAAACAAAGAATCGAAATGGTCGAATATATCCAAAGCCGATTATGGAAAACGCAGTTAACAAATATGTTACTGAACAAGTTTCTAAAGGTCGTGCTGTAGGTGAACTAAATCACCCTGAAGGACCGACCGTTAATTTAGACAAAGTTTCTCACAAAATCGAATCCCTTGATTGGAAAGGTAACGATGTTGTGGGTAAGGCTACTATTTTGGAAACACCAATGGGCATGATCGTTCGCGGTTTGCTTGATGGCGGTATCAACTTAGGAGTCTCGACTCGTGGTATGGGAAGTTTGGAACGAGGTAATAACGCAATGATCGTCAAGGACGATTTTCTACTCAATGCAGTAGATATTGTTCAGGATCCATCAGCACCTAGCGCATTTGTTAATGGAGTTATGGAAGGTGTAGAATGGGTATGGAACAACGGTATTATCGAGGCACAAACTATTGAAAGAATGGAGACTGAAATTAAGAAAGCTCCTCGTGCTGATCTCTATGAGACACAGGTTCGTGAGTTTAAGAATTTCCTCTCGTTGCTCAAAACTAAATAAAAAAGGAGTCAATTATGACTGAAGATCAAAATCAAGATCAGGAAATTGAACTCCATGATGACGAGAACGAAATCGTGGAAGCTCAAGCTCATGATCCAAAAAACGCTGAAGCTCAGTCTGTAGCATCTGTTGATAAAGCAGGTGAAGCTACAGGTTCTGCGCCAAAGCGTAAAGGTGACCAAACAAAACAAGATCCAATGCCAAAGACAAAAGCCGCACTAATGGCTGGCATGATGGGTAAACTGCAGGCAATGACTAAACAACAACTGCAAGCAGCTTACACTGAAGGATTTGACGTTGATGAAGTAGAAGGTGAAGCAATTGCTGAAACTTCTGATTTAGAAATTAACGTTGATTTTTCAGATGATCTTAATGCACTCGTCGCAGAAGAGGCAACTCTTTCTGATGAGTTCAAGGGTAAAGCAGAGACAATCTTTGAAGCAGCTATTAAATCAAAATTAGCTGAAGAAATTGATCGTCTTGAAGAGAAGTACGACGAAGAACTTGCTGAAGAAGTTGCTACTACTAAAGCAGAACTCGTTGAAAAGGTCGACAGCTACTTGAACTACGTAGTTGAGAATTGGATGGAAGAAAATAAACTTGCTGTCCAAACAGGTTTGCGTACAGAAATCGCTGAAGGATTTATGAACAACTTGAAAGATTTGTTCACTGAGTCTTACATCGAAGTACCAGAATCTAAAGTTGATCTCGTTGATGAATTAGCAGAAAGCGTTGAAGAACTGGAAACAGCTCTTAAT